GAATGCCACCTGGGTGCGGCCACGGCCCTTCACCTGCCACCACTCGGCTAGCAGCTGCTGACAGTCCAGCAGATCATCCGGGACCGCAGTCGCTGGAAGGGTTTTGCTCGCGAACGGATCCCGCGCCGCCGCGGAACGCTTCACCTTGGGCTTGGCAGCACCTTCAACGACTGGGGTTGAACTGGGATCAGCAACAACCGCCAGTGGCTGTTGCGTGGCGCTAGGAGGCCTTTCCGGGGGCTGTTGCGTACCGATGGGGCTGGCGGCGATTTCGGGGGCCTTCTGGGGCCTTCTAGGCGTCTCTTCGGTTTGGAACCCCAAAACGGGCCCCGCTTGCGGGGTGCTCCCCCCTTGGGGGGGGCTTTTAGGGGGGTAAGGCTGTTGGATTTCTTTCTTCAAGCCTTGTTCTTCTTCCCCTTGTTCTTCTTCATGGGGTGCCTGTGTGGCACCCCCCCCCTGCCTGTGTGGCACCCCCCCCCATGCCACCGTGGCACAGGGGGGTGTCTGTGTGGCACCCCCCCCTCCCCCATTTGGGGCCACCCCATTTGGGGCCACCCGCCCACCCGGTCGGATCGTCTGGCGTGCGTCCTCATCCCACAGCCGCAGCCCATATCCATTTGCCGTCTGGCCACCATCCGACCGGCGCCTTGACCGACGCACCGTCACCCCATCGCCATCCAGCACCGCCAGCATTCGCCGCAACTGCCGCTTGCTGATCCCCGTCTCCCGCTCCATCGTCCCGATCGACGGCCGAATGTCCGGGTAGTAGGACTGCAGGCACCACAGCAGCCCGATCTCCTCTGCCGTGAACCTTCCCCGCATCCAGTTCGGCAGCGCCGTAAAAGGCGGCCGTTGCGCGCTCGGCATTGCGTCGTCGCTTGCGTTGTCGTCTGTGAACATGTAGAATCCGCGTAGGACAGGACAGAACAGAACTGTGACCGGCCCAGGAGGGGCCTTAACCCCCCTGGGTTTTTTCTTGGCCTCACGGCGCCAGGCGCCATAGACCCAGTTTGCCGGGGCCTCGCCCCCGCAGCCAACATCCTAGCGACCGCCCAGCCCGGTTTTTTTAGCCCCCTGTTAGCACGGAGGCTAAACCCATACTAACTCCCTTGCGGCGCAATGGATCTCAGCCGCGCCGACTGCCCCAAAATCGACCCCTCAGGCTAACAAAACCATTCTCCCGGCTTCAACCGCCTCCCTCCTTAGGGTCCGCGTGCTAACTTTTAGCCCCTGAGCTAACTTTTCCCATTGTCAGGCGGCAACTACTGGGATCGGAACTGCGGAATCCCCTTCGGCCGCGAAGAATCCGCCATCCAGTACAGGCGGTTTCAGGAGTACGTCAACCTTCCTCAGCCCCGCCGGCTGGCCACCCTCGCGAGGAGGCTTAAGATCAGCGTTCCGGTCGTGAGCGTCGCAGCCAAGACCTACAACTGGAAGCAGCGAGCGGAAGCGTATGACAGGCGGGACGAGGATTATGGATCGCCACCGAAGCCAATCGATCCGCTGGTGGTGGACCGCCCCAAGGTGATGGCCGCCCAGCCGTATGTGAAGCCGCCGCGGGGGGACAGCTTCAAGGAACAGGAGCGGTATCGCGATGCAATGCTGTCGTTAGGCCGCCAGCAGCTGGAGGCATGCTTGCATTTGACCGAGGGGTTTAACCGGTTGAGTCTTTACACGATCAAGTTGGTGGATCGTGTGGTAGCGAATGGCGACGTAGACCTGAAGCACCTGCCGGACGGGGGCCTGGTGCATCAGGTAAAGACCGATGCAATTCTTAGCAACCAGCTGACGGTAGCAGCGCAGACCCTGCAGAGGCTGTCGGCAGCAGCGACGCAGATGGGGACGTTGGGCCGCGAGAACTGGGGACAGGCGGTTGGCGTGGCGGCGATGTTGGATCGTTTTGAGGCGCTGTTGGCACAGGGGTGGGACAAGTCGTATAGTGAGGTGGAGCCGGTGGCGATCGCAAGCGCGCCGGACCCCCAACAACCACCTGAGGAGGATGAGGAATGAGTAAATGGATTACGCATCGGCTGCCGACAGCGGAGGATGGAAGCCGCTTTGGAGAAGTTGCTGTTGCTCTTGAGCGCGAAACGATCGATGGGGTAGTTGTTCCTGGTGAAAACTATCGCATTTTACTTTGGCATGGGGTAGCCAGTGGCGCGCGGTGGTACCCACTGAACAAGGAAGCCGCAGAGGCCGCTGAAGCCGAACAAGCCGCCATGGCCGAGCAGAAAGCCGCAGCCGCTGCCGCCGCCAACCCCGACCCGACCCCCGAACCAGCCGCCGAGCCATCGCCAGCCGTGGCGGGGGTGCCGTCGGATCAGGAGCTTTGGAGGGTGCAGCGGGAGGCGTGCAAACAGGCGCAGCCGATCCTGCAATGGAAGGCGTGGCACCCCGGCGACACGTTCCACCCCGGCCATGTTGCCGCCCACCGCGCTCTATACGACTACGGCTACCGCCGCTGCCTGGAGGAAGCGAAGGCTACCCGGGAGCCGAACAAGGGTCTTCACATTGCCCTGCAGGAGGAGAATGCTCAGCTTAAGAGCAAGATTAAGGAGCTTCACGGCGAAATAAGGGAGGTTTGCGACGACAGCAACGGCATCATTGGCTTAGCCGAAGCAAAACAACGGCAATTCGATGATGCGTGTAAATGCATCGCCGAGCTTGAGCGCGAAAACGCCAAGCTAAAGAGTGACCTGCACGAAACAACGAAAGATTTAGCGCATAGTCTCAGCCAACCGCAAATGGTCTTTGTCGGCGACCTTGAAGGCGAACTGGAGCGCCGCGGCGGCGAGGTCAAGTTAGAGCCCACGCCAGCACCGGAGCCGGCCGTGCGCAAGGCTGTGCAGATTGCCGGACACAATAACGCTTTGAGCGTCATGTGCGACGATGGCACAGTCTGGCTCTGGAGAGGCTACGACGGCTGGACACTGTACAAGACAATCCCCCAAACCCCAATCCAATGACCACCATTCACAAAATCGAAGTAGCCGGCGGCAACCGCCCCCAGCCGATCGTTACCGCCATGGGCGAGTGGACATCCGCCGCCGGTGATGTTCACCACTTCTATGACCCGATGGTCGAGATGATGGTAGAGATCGATGCCGACCACACCTTGCACATGTTCTGCGAGGCGGATCAGGTTGACCAAGTGCCCGCCGCATTGGCGCAGTTACTGGCCGGCTGCCAGCTACCGCAGGTGAGCTACCTATGCGCCATCGCCCGGATGCTTTGCGCCCGGGACATCGGCAACGAAGACCAGGAAACCAGCATCCTGGAAGAGCTGGATGGCCTTTGGGCCTCGATGACGCCCAGCCAGCAGGGGGAGCTTAATCGGGTGTTCGCCAAGAACTCACAGCTTCGGCAGGGGGTGAACTGATGCCCGCCGCTGACATTTCTTCCTATCGTGACTTCATCGCATCAAAAGGCAAGCTCTCCAATTCGGCAGGATTCAAGCGCCAACATGACTGGCCACTTTTTGCCCACCAACAAATAACGCTTGACTTTGCGTGCGAGAAGGGCAGAACCGCAGCATTTTTAGATACCGGACTTGGTAAGTCACGTGTAGAAGCGGCTGCAGCGGCTGAGTTCTCAATCGCAAGCGGTAAGCCTGCATTGATCCTTACCCCACTGGCGGTTGCTCGTCAGATGGTCAGGGAGTGCGCCGCCATTGGCGTTGACGCCAAGATCGTTCGGGATCAATCCGACGTAACCAGCGGCGTGAACATTGCCAACTACGAACGGTTGCCAAAACTAGATCCCACGGTCTTTGGTGGCGTGGTTCTGGATGAGAGCAGCATCCTCAAGAGCTTTACGGGGCCGACGAAGAGGATGCTATGCGAGGCGTTTGTGGATGTGCCATACAAGCTGGCGGCTACAGCCACACCAGCGCCAAACGATCACATGGAGCTAGGCAATCATTCCGAGTTCTTGGGCCATCTGGGCAGCATGGAGATGCTATGCCGTTGGTTTATCAACGACACCAGTACCGCTAGTCAAGATTGGCGACTAAAGGGGCATGCGCAGGCTGATTTCTGGCGATGGGTAAGCAGTTGGTCCCGTACAGCCACCCTGCCGTCTGACTTGGGTGGCGATGACGATGGATTTATTTTGCCGCCGCTTAAATACGAATTGCATACGGTTGCCGCAGACATCACCAAAGACGTGCCCGATGGGATGCTATTCAGGATCCCAGATGGCAGCGCAACCACTATCCATCGAGAGAAGCGGTTGACCATGGATGATCGTGTGACCAAGGCAGCGGAGCTGGCCAATAGCAGCGATGGGCCAGTGATTGTATGGTGCGAGACCAATGGTGAATCAGCCGCGCTGGCCGCATCAATCCCAGATGCCATTGAAGTGCATGGATCCATGCCGTTGGATGAGAAGGTGGCTGCACTAGATGCCTTTACGTTTGGTGAGAAGCGGGTGATCGTGTCAAAGCCGAAGCTGGCCGGTCTTGGGTTAAACTGGCAGCACGCCAGCACGGTGATCTTTGCTAGCGTGAGCCACAGCTACGAGCAGCACTACCAGGCAGTTCGTAGGGCATGGCGGTTTGGGCAGACACAGCCCGTAACATGCCATGTGATCATAAGCGACACAGAAACCAGCATATGGAATAACGTACAGCGGAAGGCTGCCGATCATGCTCGCATGAAACGAGCGATGGCTGAATCCATGAATGGATACCAGCAATCAGCCAACAAAAAGATTTACACCCGCACATCACAAGTTTCACTTCCCCTTTTCCTTCAATGAAACCAGATTACCAAGGCGACAAATGGGCGGTCTACGTGGCCGACTGCATTGAGATCATGAATGGCCTACCAGAGGGCCTGATTGATCTATCCGTGTTCTCTCCGCCGTTCTCTGATCTGTTTGTGTATTCAGACTCGGAACGCGACATGGGAAACTGTGACAGCCATGAAGAGTTCATGGAGCACTACGCTTACTTTGCTAAGGCCTTGTATCGCGCCATGAAGCCGGGCCGTATCGCTTGTGTTCATTGCTCCGATCTGCCAGCACGCAAAAGCAAAGATGGATTTATCGGCTTGCATGACTTTGGCGGCGACCTGATCCGTGCTCATCAGGATGCCGGATGGGTTTATCACGCACGCTGCACCATCTGGAAGGATCCCGTGATTGAAATGCAGCGCACCAAGGCGCTTGGCTTGCTTTACAAGCAATTGAAAAAAGATAGCAGCCGCAGCCGGGTGGGCATGCCTGATTACATGCTGTTCTTCCGTAAGGATGAGCCCAATCCTGATCCGATCACCCATGACCCCGAAGACCTGCCCGTAAGCATGTGGCAGGAGCTTGCAAGCCCCGTATGGATGCAAGTCAACCAGACCAACGTGTTGAATGGCAGGCAGGCCCGTGGCGATCAGGACGAGCGGCATATTTGCCCGCTTCAGTTGGATGTGATTGAGCGATGCCTGACGCTCTATAGCAATCCAGGCGATCTTGTGCTTGATCCATTTAATGGCATTGGCAGCACTGGCTACCAATCCGTGAAGATGGGCAGGAAATACATCGGAATCGAGTTGAAGCCAGAGTACGCTAGGCAGGCGGCAAAGTTCCTGGAAAGGGCCGAGTGCCAATCCACATCGTTGTTTGAGCAAGAAGAGGAAGTATGAATCGGCCAGCCACTAACCCACAACAGGAGACCCACTGATGACTCGACAACTACAGGATCCTGATCTGCCGGCACGGTTCCCGCTGGAGCTGGCGGCGGCACGTGATGAGCATGGCGAGGGCATGGCTTACGTGAGGTGCAACGACGGCACCATCTGGCTTGATACGGGCTGGAATGAAGCGTCGGGAAACGGTCGGATGCCGTGGCGCCGTCTGCCGGCGATCCCGGAGCCGACGGCGGAGGAGGTGGAAGCGGCGGAGAGGGCGCGGCAAGCGGCCCTTGAGGAGGGCATACGGGAAAGCATGCAGCTGGTGCAGGAAGACTTGCAGGCTGAGCGGGAACGCCGGCGGAAGGAACGCAGGGAGGTCGTCTTGGGGGAATCGCTGGAAAGGATCCAGCGGCGCGAGATGGAAGTGACTGAGCGCGCCATCGCCTGGTACTTGCGCCCGTTTCGCCCCACGTAACGGATTGCGACAGCCCCCCTCGCCATGCTGTCACGGGTGCTCTATGCTCTGTTCAGCGGGGGAGGCCCCGCGGTTCTTTTCCCAGCACAAGCCATGACCACCACCGCTCTCACCAATGCGCAAAAGACCTACATCTTTCTGCGCAACGCCGACGCTGTGACGCGGGCCAGCATCACTGGCAGCATTGCCGAGCGATACGGCATCAGCAACAGCGAAGTATTTGACGAAGTGACAGCCACAGGCGCCGAGCATCTGCTCGATTACCTGACAGGATCCGTCCGCAGCGCTACCAGTGTTCTCATGCAACGCGCCGGCTTCGCCTGACCCCCCGGCCCGCCGGGAGCCGATCCCGGCAACACCCATCCCAATTCCCACCCATTCCAATGACCCGTTACTACATCCCCTTCAGGCTCCAGCCGACGCTAGCGGTCGTGTTCTTGATCCTCTGCACGTTCAGCGTGCTGGGGCGTGATGAGACCCGCCTGGAGCACAGCTGCACCAGCTACGCCAGCGCCACCGCTTGCAAGAGGTTCTGAGCTATGAGCAACGATCCATTTCGCAACTGTCTCAACTGTGCGCATAGGCAGGGAGTTACATGCGCATTACGAGGGATGAGATGGCAGATTGCCCGCGAGCTCCCCAATAGAACTTGTGACGCCTATTTTTCGGGCTGGCACCCTATGCCCCCCTCCTTCTGGCAACGCATCACCCGCAGGCTGTTCCCATGACCCCTTCCTCCTTCACCCGCGCCTACGTGGCGCATGATCTGGGCGGTGATCTCCACCGCCTCGCCCAACGTGCCGCCGTGGTTGCGGCTGCCCTCTATGTCGCCGGCTTGGCAGTTG